ATTTTAGCACAGCAGGTACTAGTGGTGCTATTTTGTTGATAGGAGTTTAAGATGGCACAATATAAAAAAATAGAAAATGGGAATATTGTCAATATTATTGAAGCATCTGCAGAATTTGCTGCAGCAAATGGTTATGTACCAGTTGATGATGACGATTTTGTTTCACCTACAATTAGCAATGAGGCAATTAATCCATTCGAAAGAAAAATAGAGCGAGATGAAATGCTTAAATCAAGTGATTGGACTCAAATGCCAGATAGTCCATTATCAGATTCAGATAAAGCATCTTGGGCAACTTATCGTCAAGCACTCAGAGATTTACCTGATCAAGATGATTGGCCAAATATGGATTGGCCTACAAAACCATAGGATAAGTAATGGCTGATGATAAAGATAATGTAACCAGTGACTATGACTATTCTCGAGATACATACTATGAGTTGATCGAGAAGGGAAAAGATGCACTCGAAAACATGATCGAAGTAGCTCGAGAGTCTGAGCATCCTCGAGCCTATGAAGTATTAGCTACGATGATTAAGAACGTATCTGACGTCAATGATCGTTTGATGGATCTCAATAAGAAACAAAAAGACCTCGATAAAAACGGTGAAGATGTAAAGCAAGTAGAGAATCAGCAGAACAACTATTTCTTAGGCTCGACTGCAGATATCCAAAAACTATTGCAACAAGATGATGAAACTATAGATGTTGAACCAGAACCAGTCATATCTCGGGAATCCTAATGTTAAGCGTGATGGTGTTCTTCAGCAATGGACACCTGATCTTCTCAACGAATATAAAAAGTGTATGCAAGATAGCGTATACTTCTCAGAAAACTATGTGAAGGTGATTGCTCTTGATGAAGGTTTGGTGCCTTTTAAACTTTACCCATATCAAAAAGAAATGTTTCAGCATTTTGAGGAAAATAGATTCAATGTCGTTCTCGCATGTCGTCAATCAGGTAAGTCAATCTCGGCCTGTGCATATCTCCTCTGGTTCGCGCTTTTCCATCCTGAAAAGACTATTGCCATCTTGGCGAACAAGGGCGCGACTGCGCGTGAGATGCTCTCGAGGATTACACTCATGTTGGAGAACATCCCGTTCTTTCTTCAGCCTGGATCCAAAGCACTCAATAAGGGTTCTTTGGAGTTCAGTAATAATTCCCGTATTATCGCTGCTGCTACTTCCGGCAGTTCTATTCGTGGTATGTCAGTTAATCTTCTTTATCTCGACGAGTTTGCTTTTGTTGAACGTGCTGCAGAATTTTATACCTCAACGTATCCAGTTGTATCAGCAGGTAAAGAAACTAAAGTTATCATTACATCAACCGCTAATGGACTTGGTAACCAATATCACAAGATTTGGGAAGGGGCTGTACAAGGAATAAACGAGTTTAAACCATTTCGTGTTGATTGGTATGATGTCCCAGGTCGTGATGAAGCTTGGAAAAATCAAACGATATCGAATACGAGTCAATTGCAGTTCGATCAAGAATTTGGTAATACGTTTTTTGGTACAGGTGATACTCTCATTAATGCAGAAACATTGATGAGCTTAAGAGCCAAACCTCCTCAAAAGATATTAGAAGGCGGTAATTTAAAGATATATGAGGAGACTCGTAAAAAGCACGATTATTTGATGACAGTAGATGTGAGTAAGGGAAGAGGACAGGATTACTCTACATTTAATTTGATCGATATTAGCGTTCGCCCGTTTAAACAGGTTGCTGTATATCGCAATAACACTATCTCTCCATTACTCTTCCCTAACATTATATATAAGTACGCGAAATCCTACAATGATGCATATGTCATTATTGAATCAAATGATCAAGGTTCTTTAGTCTGTAACGGACTTTACCACGATCTAGAATACGAGAATATGCATGTCGAATCTGCTATCAAAGCAAATGCACTAGGCATAGAGATCACACGTAAGTCTAAACGTATCGGCTGTTCTGGTTTTAAAGATCTCATAGAGAATAATAAGATCGATATCGTTGATGAACAGACGATCATCGAGATCTCTACTTTCGAAGCAAGAGGACAATCATACGAAGCATCAGACGGCAATCATGATGATCTTGTCATGAACTTAGTGATGTTAGGATATTTTATCTCTACGCAAACTTTCTCTGACATGACAGACATTGATTTAAAACAAATGTTATTTAAGCAGAGATTAGATGAGATTGAAAACGATATCGTGCCTTTCGGCTTTATCGATGACGGTACAGATGCTATAGAAGCTATCGAAAGGAATGAATCTAACGATCGTTGGAATGTTAAAAACGAAACGAATAGGTTTATATACGATCCTGATGATTGGCAAGTCTAAAGTAATTAAATTATAAATAATAGCAAGTTGACTATTCGTATTATGACATCATATAATTTTTAAACGAGGAAGATAAAATGGCACTAGGTACACCGTCTGCAAGTCCAGCGGTTGTTGTCAAAGAGATAGATCTGACTGGTGGCGTTCCTAACGTTCAGTCAACTACAGGCGCAATCGTCGGTGACTTTCGTTGGGGTCCAGTAGAGCAAAGAGTATTAATAGACAACGAGGCAACACTCGCTGCTACTTTTGCTACACCTGACTCAGCGACTACAATCGATTTCCATTCTGCAAGTTATTTTTTACGCTACTCTGGTTCATTACAAGTGGTACGCGAAGTAACTTCAGCCGCAAAAAACTCACGTTCAATAATTGGTCAAGCTGCAACAGACTCTAATGGAGGTCTTAGCGAACCAGTTGTTAAAAACGAAACAGATTTTCTAGGACAGCAAACAACACTTGCTGGAGGAAGTCATACATTTATAGCTAAGTATCCAGGAGAACTAGGTAACGGCCTACGAATTTCTGTATGTCCACCAGATTCTACAGCTTTTGCTGCATGGCCATATAGAACAGAGTTTGACGATTTCCCAGGTACATCAACCTTCGCAACAGATCTCGGAGCATCAAACGATGAGATTCATATTGCTGTAGTTGATTCTGATGGACAGTTTTCTGGTACAAGAGGTACTGTACTTGAAACATATCCATTCGTATCGACAGCAACGAATGCGAAGAACGCTGATGGTACAACAAACTTCTCATTGGATATTGTAAATGCCCGTTCAGATTACATCTGGATGGTCGGTTTTGACTCAGACTTCAAACAAGTTGGTGCTGGTACAGCGCTCACAACCGGCGCAGACTTCAATCCCACAACAGGTACAGCTGCAACATCTGCGGTTGATCATGTCTTACGCAAAGGCGTAAACTCATCGCCTTTCACAACTACTGAATTCTTAGCAGGTTATGATTTATTCGAAGATAAGGATCAAGTAGAGATTGATTTCTTGATTGCACCTGGTATGGTAGGTATTGAAGATCAACAAACAGTTGTTAATGATCTCGTAACTACTGCTCAATCATTACGTAAAGATTGTGTAGTAACAGCATCACCTAACCGTTCAGCTATCGTTAACCTAACTAACGGCGCAACTATCACATCAAACGTCGTGACTACAGCTAACGGTTTCACAGCTTCATCATATCTTGTAGCAGATAACAACTATCTGAAGATTTATGATAAGTTTAACGATCAATACATTAATATCCCGGCAGCCTCTTCGACTGCTGGTATTATGGCTGCTACTGACCTCAATCGTGCTCCATGGTTCTCACCAGCAGGTTCACGTCGTGGTCAATATCTAGGCATCACATCAATCGCATACTCACCAACAAAATCACAGCGTGATACTTTGTATAAAGCAGGTATCAATCCAATTGCTAATATTCCTGGTCAAGGTGTATTGTTGTTCGGTGATAAGACAAAGCTTGCAAGACCTTCGGCATTCGATCGTATTAACGTACGTCGTTTGTTCTTGGTACTTGAGCGTGCGATTGGTCGTGCAGCTGAACAAGTCATGTTTGAATTCAACGATGAGTTTACTCGCGCTGAGTTCGTGAATATTGTTGAGCCAGTACTCAGAGAAGTACGAGGTAGACGTGGTATTACAGACTTCAGAGTTGTCTGTGATGAAACAAATAATACACCAGCAGTTGTAGATCGCAATGAGTTTATTGCTAATATCTTCATCAAACCTGCACGGTCTATTAACTTCGTCACCCTTAACTTCGTAGCTGTTCGTACCGGTGTTGACTTCGAAGAAGTCGTAGGCACGGTGTAGGGAGATAAAAAAT